CATTAACCATGAGTGGGAACAACCCGCCACCAGGCGGCGATGTTCCTACGGCTAGACTTCCTCCTGATCCAGGAGGATTGTGGATGCCGAACAGTATGAAGGTTTCCGGTTTCGAAGATTTGGACGTGGATGTGCGTGCTATTTGCAGAGAGCAAGGTTATCGTACAGTGAGTGACTTTGTGGGCAAGGACTTGTTCGCTTCAGCGACGCGTGGCTTGAAAAGCAAGCTTTCTGACACCAAACAAAGGGTCTGGCAACTGTGTATGTACACAAGAGGCTGGACTTGTGCGGTTCTCAGTAAAGAAAATGCTTATTTGAGTCATTACGTTCGCGTTAGCTTGAGCAAGAGGAAGCCTAACAAATGTGACTGCCATTGTTTGGTAGCTCTTGTTAGTCGAGATGTTCCGAAGATCGATTTCCCTAGTGACTTGAAGGAGAGACTTACCTTGAAGTCTAACTATGTCCGTCACCGCAAGAATTTTGGACATGCAGATCCAATTTACTTGCCTAGCGGGCCTTTCGACAAAATGCCTTTGTTGACCGATGCAGCTGTAGACTCAATGGTCGCAGCCTTGATTGCATCCAAGCTGGAGCAGAAGGTTTATTATTATGAACCGGCTGTGGTCGCTTGGGATCAAGTTATCGTGCCACCAAAGCTAATTCCGAAGACAGTTGAACCTGTTGAATTACCTCAGGTGAATTCAGTTGTTTCCACTACTGCTGCCTCAGAAACTTTGATTTCCGAGCCTGCTATTGTGGCGGCTGAAACCCCCGAGGTTGAGCGAAAATTCAAGAAGGTGGTTCTTTCTGAGCGCGGTAAGCGTGGTGGGAGGAGGCAAAAGCAGCGAGAACCCGGATTTTGTTGGTTGAAGATGGTACCTTATGAGTTTTGGGATAAAGCTATTGTCTGCCTTGGCAAGTGGCCAGACAGAGAAGCACTGACGGTGTTTCTAGCTTCTCTACCCTATCTCAGAGAAGGGTTTTTCTTCAGGCAAGAAAAGGGCAATTTCTGGCATGTCGTTGCTGACCCCTTAGGCAGAAAACATGAAGCACATCAGACCAAGATTTTGGACAAAGCCAATATCTACCCTTATTTGGGTGGTCGAGAGTGTCTTGGCGATTTTGAAGAGATCGCCACAGACAATGAGCTTCAGGAAGTTCTGGTCGGAGGTGTCGAGGAGATCACTTTTGATGATTTGAGCAGCTTGATGCGCTCAATGTCAGAAGTGTTTGCTAGTCACGAGAAGGAGGCACTGGATTTGAGCAGCAGTTTGCGCTCGATCGTTGCTTCAGTTGAGGAAGATGTCGATGAGGACTTGGAGTCTGCGGAGGATGATGCTGCGCTTGCGCGCCTATCCGCGGAAGAGAGTGAGCCAGAAGTTCAAGAAGAGGTACCTGTTATGGTGAAAGGCGCTGGTGACTGTTGGAAGAAAATCCCAGGGTTCTACAAAGGCGATCAATTTGAGATGTGTGCTGCTGATCTAGCAGACCTCATCTCTGATATTGACGACGACTTTGGTGAATACTTCGTGGTCATTGAGTGGTGCTGGCAAGAAGACGGAGATCTCCATGTGATAAAAGCTCATTCAGCATGGAATTACAATTGTGGCGAGAAATGGTGTGAGCACGACGTTCCAGGAGCTTACACTCAGCGGGAGTTCAAAGAGTTACTTAGAGCCAATCAGACCCGATTGGTCGGTTCCTCTAGAGAAGCAGCCAGTCCTATGGATAAGGCTTTGGCGGCGCATAGGTCTCCGGACGTTGTTCGGGCCATAGATGCTGCTACTTCCGCAGTAGTCATGAGTCAATTACCTGAGATGAACATAATTTGCCCTTACGCGATTCCGGCTGTCAATCAAGTGGCAGCTAATGACTTGGCTATCCCTTGGTCAGTCAGAAACGCTGTGCCGCATAGACATCCTATTCATGCGGCCATTAGGAGGCAACAGTTTCACGAGGTTTACCCGAAAATGATAAAATCCGATGTGACTTTTGTCAGTGCTGGAGCAGCTAACATGGACTTGTTCCGCAATGCTTGGGCTGGGAGTGGAGTTCGACACAGTGTCAATGTTGTGAATCCCATAGTAGATCTGAAGGACATAGGCCGTTATGCAGGAACTGAGACAGTTCCAAATGACGTGTTTAGCTTGCCTAACGATATTCAAACTGCTACCGTGGTGTTCAGTGACTCCGGCATGTGGTGTAGTCCCGAGTGGTTGGGTGCTTTCTTTGCGAATAATAGAGCGGTGCAAGAGGTGCTGATTTCTCATGTTTTCCCTTTGGTGTCTCTGAGCAGTGTGACTTCGCCACAGCCTGCTCTTTACACATTTTCTAAGCCCGATAAAAACACCCTCATCTACGTTGCGGAAGGTGATACTGGTGGTAGTTACGAGCAACCTGCGAACGCAGGCATTCTGTTGGCTCGAGAAATCACCGGTCTCAGATCTGGCTTCACAATTCGAGGGGGGGTGGTACACTCAGTACTAAATTCTCACATTCAAGTCTGGTCTAGGTACAATTTGGAAGTTCCACATTACATTCCCATTCACATGCCCGACATGATGCATGTGCCGCGAGTGTTCGTGGATCAACCCAAGGACTTGTGTTTGATACCGAGAAATTTGTTCTGGGCAGTTGTTACTTATGGCAAAGCGATGGGCAAGAAAACAGTGGACAAAGAGATGCTTGTCGGGAAAATCAGGATGATGAATCTGAACGAAAATGACATACCAGTGGGAGATCTGGATTGGATTGTCGCAGTCATGAACGCTTGTATCAAGTGGGAGATCAGCTCAGAGGATCTCACTAGAGACTATAAGACGTTTACGGGCATGCTCGATTACAAAATTCGGAAACGCTTCCTGGGCAAATGGCGGAAATGGACTGGCGCGACTGGGCGTGTGGAGCGTATGAGAAAGATTGTCTCCGGAGATAGGAGAGTGGTCACTATTCCAACCATTGTCATGAAGTTGGATGGTTTCGGTGGCGAGTATGGAGTCTCATGGCATATAGATCCAGATTCAAAAGCCTCCTTTTGGCAAGCTTGTAGGCGGTTCTTCGCCGATACTTTTGACTGTGGCATGGATCGTGTGGATCAAGTCGTTACCTTGGGCAAAGACGGTGTTCTAAGAGCTAATAACGCAATTTTCTACAACCGGAGAAACATGCGGTGGCTCAAGCCTTCTGAGATTAAGGATACGCAGCGCAGAGCTTTTAGACAAGCGTGGGAACCTAATTTGCTACCTCCGATTAAACCGAAACCCAACAATAGAGTCGAGCCCGATGTTCTTTCAGTGACGAGTTCCACGTCAGACTCGGACGCCACTCTAGTTGGCTCTGGTATTGACGACTGGAAGAAGGAGAAGAAGTTTGATGGGGCAGAATGGGAGGATGATTGTCTCCCTCATGGCATTGACGAAGTCATCCAATGCTGTCCTTATGGTCCTATAAAGCAAGCGCATGAAAACACATTGTTGTACTTCAGGCTTTGCGACAGGAAACATGCTCCGGAGGTTGAAGTTACAGGAATTCCTCCAGGAGATAGTAAGGCGCACCGAAGGAAGACTTACTCGACCTTACGCACGGAAGTGAACACTCAGCAGGAGCGATTGGACGCCTCGCCAAGGTCTTTGTACAAGCAACGTAGTAGGGAGTTCTCGTCCTCTACCAGCACTTTGGCATCTTCGGAAGAGAGCATTCCGGGGGCCGACTCGTACTCTGAGGAAGTCAAAGTACCGCCTGACAAGAAAGTGACGAAAAAGAAGTCAAAAGAGTTGGTGCAGAAAACCATAGATACCCAGTTGCGGAGGATGATTGAATTGTCAGAAGCGATTGATGCGCATCAAAATAGTCCTGCTTTACCTAGGAGAAGGTGTGAAGGTATCCCCTTCAAAATGCCAAAAACCACCACTTGGGATGAGCGTGAGGCAGATTTCATCAAACTAATGTCTAAAGGACCTTGGCCTGCCTTAGGTGGCGCTATTCGCACCCTAGCTGGGCCTCAGTTGTGGGACAGTCTTTATCCTAAGACCACTGGAGTTAGAATTGACAAGGCTCCGTTCAAGCCTTTGATATATCCGAAGCGCTCTTATCCAAAACAGGACTGTTTGGTCGTAGCATTGGCCACGGTATCCAGGTTG